GTAACCAGCTGAAAGCGCAGCATTTGTTCCAGTACCATTCACTGTAAGTGAAACATCAGATGTTAGTCCAACCGCAAGAGGATTGGCTAAAGATACACTAGCGATGCCACCAGTGTTAACAACAACTGAACCACTCACCGCATTAAGAAGCTGTGAACTAGTTGTACGTACCGCTTTTAACGAATTTCCGTACTTTAAGAATGAAGACGCTGTAAAAAAAGATTCAGCGTAAAAAGCATTTGGCGTACCAAACACTGAAGCAAGTTCTTTTTCAGAACTTACGAGTTGTGTCTCTTCAACTGGTCCCCAGCGAAAAGGTCCTGCAAATCCACCAATAGAGGTAGATACCGCAGGAATTACATTTGTCAAGTCGATTTCATTTACATCGACTCCGGGTGATACTAAGAATCCCATGATTGTTTTCCTTTCAATATAGTTTTAATTAATAAGTAAGCATAATAAGAGTGTTTTCAATAGTTCTATTTATAAATAGACAACTTTACAAACTATTCCACTCTTTCATATCATTTAGCATTTTATCATAACGTGTACCAGATGATCGGCCATCATCTATTTCTCCAAACAAAGGCACATCTTCTTCGATTTGTTTCATCTTCTCAGCAAACAGCATTTCCTTTAAATCTACTGTTGATATATCACCAAAAGCTTCCGAAGAAACAAACCACGCGAACATCACTAGATTCATAACGAGATCATCGTGATTTCCCTGTGTCGCTTCGTAAGAAGATCCTTTTACTTCAAATGTAGATAACTCGGATATAGTGTCTGCGTCTGGTATTTGTATTTTGCCTAATTCCACTAGATCTTTTAGATTTGAACACCCAATGCGTTTAACACGCTTTGTCATCGTAACACCAACACCACCTCGTTTTACAGTAGATTCTACAAAGGTATTTTCGTATTCATATTCGTAATACACATCATTACACACCACTTGCCCAACATCATTATTTTCAATAATCACTAAAGCCTCGTTATATAACTTTGCAGCTTTAACGATAATGTCAGGAAAAATCATCGGAGATATCATATTATCGCGGAATGTAGCGACTTGCTCAAACATGCCTGTCGTAATATCGACTACAGTAAAGGTAGAATAATCTTGTCCTCGTCCTTTCGAAACGTCCACTGTCATAATGTATGTGTGATCTTCTTTAGGCTTTTGATAATAGTTAACGTTTCTTTCTATTTTCAAAGGGTGATCAGGTTTAAGTGCCAACAAGGTGTTTGACGCGATAAGTGTATTCGCAGTTCCAAGAAAGTTATTACCATACTCCTGTTCAAATTGTAGCTCTGATGTATTTGCGATTGTTTCTGCTTTCCACTTTTCATCTCTTCCTGGCACATCAAACCAATCAATTCTCGAGTGTTTAAATTCATTAATTCCTTTCTGCGCGCTTTCATATATTTTGAAGAACATATTACCAACACCATTTGCAGTAGAAGTAATGATGACCTTTGTTTCATCACCCGCTGAAATTACTGGATATGTCGATGTATAGAATTCTGCATCTCTTTCAACAAAGGCAAACTCGTCAAGGAAGAGTAAGTCAATCGAAAGACCACGAATCGATGAACCAGATGTCGCAGCTGCTATAATCTTTGTATTATTCCCATATGTAATATTACCTTTATTCAATTCTTTACATCCAGGCTGAAGAAAGAATGGAAGATTCTCAAGTGCAAGTGTCACACGAGCTAACATCTCTCTTGCCGTTGCACCCTTATTCGCAAGGATAGCGATAGTTTTTTCAGGATTGAAGATTGCGTACCATAAAATATAAACGACAGACGTAATAGATTTACCAGATTGCCGACAAGCTAATACGATATTAAATCGGTTTTCGTTAAATGTTTTAAAAAGCTTCTTTTGATAAGCGTAAGGCTTAAAGTCAACCAGGCCTTTACTTGGCGCAATAACTTTGATGTATTTAGTCGCAAAGTATTCTGGACTACTCATACATTTCATGTATTCAGCAACTTCTTCCTTCGTGAAATTTTGATTGACATTGTCACCTTTCACGAGCGCGTTGCCCATATAACCATCACCAGCCATAATAAATTAGTCTATATCGATTGTATTGTCGTTATTATTTTTTAAAAATTTCTGAAGCTCTGTAGTAGAGCCAACAAACACAGCATTATTTGTTGTGTCGCCTTTCTTTTCCTTTTCTTGTGTTATGTCTTTTCTAACCTTTTGTAACTTGACAAGATCTTGAGACATTTGACTCGCGTCTTTAATCATATTTGACAAAACCTCGAACGCTCGAGGATGTTCTGACTCCGACGCTAAAGCCATCATTTGATTAATCGCCTCAGAGGACTGATCAATTAGTTCTTTCATCTTATCTCGAGAATATTCTATATCCGTCTCGGTATCATTTATGATTTGCCCTTTATCGACTTCCGTCTTAGGTTTTTCTATGATATCAAGATTTTTTTCGAGTGCATTAAGTATTTCATTTTTAGTCATGATCAAATCCAAAGGTTGTTGTAATAGTATCCGTGTCGTCTAAAGGTGGCTCGTCGTCACTATCTACTGCAATACGAACGTTTTCTTCTCCAGTTGGGTTATTTGTCTTGAGTGTTGCACGATTTTCAGTATCACTATAGAAAAAGGTATCAACCACACGAATAACTTTACCTTCGCTGACACCTCCTACAAATCGTACTTTCATGGTAAAGTCAAGGGTGTATATAAGTGTACGACGAGTTTGAAAGTCTCCTTCATAATCATCCTGTATTGATGTGCTATTTAGTATGACGGGCACGTCTGTAACAGTTCCAGGCCCTTCCATGTCTTTGATAGCTACTGTGTACTCAGGGGCGAATGTAGGAAGAATCTGCTCGAATATTTGTAATACGTCGTCTTGATTTTTCGCGTAAATGTTTAGCTGCATTCCAATGATATATGGAACACTTTGATTTACTATATTCGTTTTTGTTGTTTCTCCGCTAATAGGTAAACACCTTTTATTAAATTTATTTAGTTTTGAATCTGCGTCGAAGCTAATATTCGTAATCTCAAAACTCATACGAGGAAGTTTAATCGCAATTGATTTATCTACAGCAGCATCAGTGTCAGCCTGTATTCTCGCAAGAAACTTTTTACGAGGACCATATGCTATAGGCACACGTGTTTCTCCGGTGCCCTGTCTTACAATTTTAATATTGTTAAACAGAGTTCCAAAGACAGCAACTGTCTTTTTCAAAGTTTGATTGTAAAAGTGTTTTCCGTTAAACATATTAGCTTATTACGTCTGGTTCTCCAAATGGATTAGTTTCTGTAAAGTCTATAAAGTTATTTCCTATTGTTTCAAAATCTTCGTTATCTGCATAAGGATCATTGCTATCGATAGAGTTAAAAGCATCTATTGAAGCAATTTCATATGAAGCAGTCGATGTGGCACCTATAATATTCCCTGTTGTGCCTACACTCGTCGGTGCAAAGAGAGTATTACTTCCATCGCTCGCAACTTGACTTGATATTTCAATCTTACCCGCGTCTACCGTTGATACTTCACCAGTAACAACAATTCCACTCGTAGAATTTGTTTGTGTTACATCTTCACCTACTTGGAATGTACCACTACCAGCGCCAAGTGTAAGTTCTGTGCGAGTAGCGTATGCAGTTTCAAATCCATCAACCTCGGCAATGCCAGTATCAATTGCTTCATTGCCATACTCAAATAATTCGCATGTCAATTTAAATGTTGGAAGATTAGATAATTGATAGAATGGAGAATCATCTTCAACAAAGCGAATTTCGAATAAACCATTAACTAATGGAAAGTAAATTAGATCACCTTCTTGTGGTCTACCTTCTGGTGTTGATTGGAATCTACCAACCAGCTCTTCCCAGCGTCGTGTTGCAAGAACCAGCGTTATTGAATCACGTACTTCTACACCAAACTTAGAAAGTAAATCACCATCACCTTCAAATCCATCAGTATTTTCAACATACATTTCAATTTGAAATGCTTCACCAAATTTACTTAACGCATCTTCATTAAAGATGGCATCGGTATTGACTATTGTACGAGGAATGTAATATACATCGTGGCCATAGATCTTAAGAGCCTCTATCGTAATATCTTCGTAGAGTCTTTTTTCCGGCGTTGTTCCTTGAGAAAAATATACATTTCGTGGCATAATAAATTAACCAATAAAATCTAATGGTGGCATTTCGTGTTTCAACTGCATTGTTTCTTCAAGCTGTTGAATTTCTTCTTTGGCATCATCAAATATTTGACGGCCATTTAACGTTACGCCACCTGGTAAAGTCATTCCTTCAAATTTAATTAAGTTTAATCCCCATTGACGCTTAAATAACGCTGTTACGTACTTCTTTAAGAATGCATCATTATATACATCAGTATAAGTTTCTGGATCAAGTGCTTCGTAACCATCTAATACCACATACTGATCAAGCATATTTTTTAAAGTGTCAGAATGAAAGTTGACGCGATTTTTATGACGCGACCATTCAATCATTTCGTACATACCATTAATATTGCGATCAATTAACGACATATATTGTTTTGCCATTTCATAATTTACAATACCACCGTGCGCAGCATTGAGATCAAAAATGTCGTTCAAATGTATTTGATAATCTACAGAAAAAATAGATGTGGTATGTGTATTACTAATATTAAAAACATTATTAATAGAAAGAATGTTCGCGCTATTTGGAACTTCGATATAACCATTATCAATATCGGTTTGAGTCACTTGATGTTTACGCAAATTACGAACTACAGCATCACCATGATATTCTTGATAGTATTGAATAGCTTCATCTATACGATCTTCTAACTGATCGTCGTCTACATTAATCTCAATTACAGGATGCCCTAAAGCTCTTAAGCAATAATCAATTAATTTTTGTCTTGTATTAGGTGTTGCCATATTTCTATTTATACTTTATACGTCGTCATCGGTTATATAAGTACCTGAAATTTGAAATGTAAACGCCTTAGTTCCGTCTGCTGTAAAATTAAATGGGTGAAAGTGAAAATCGTTTACTTTAATGCGTTCGTAATTCCATCCTACGCCTGCGCCAGGTGCAGGTCCAAATTCCCCTTGACCTACATTTTTTTCGAAGAATATAACACCATTTGGACTAGAGCCAACAGAGCCGCTGTACGAATTATCACCTAAATTTTGCCAACCTTTTCGAGGATGAACCTGCACGATCATCACATCGGGACCATCCGAACCTTCTATTTTTGCAGAGTGAGGAAGACCAGTAATGCCTAGTTCATCATTAGTGCCAGCTGTTTTAAATGCTGAATCAAAATGAGTGACTTTAATAACAATGTTAACAGTAACTTGCCTGCCTATCTTAACGTAATAACCTTCTTGTTTGGAATACGTGCTTTGTTCAGTTGTGCCATTTAGCGCTAGCTTTGGTGCGAATGTTCCATAATCGTATTCTTTTAGTTCTTTACCGCTACCAATCTTTAAACTTTCGCTTATTAAAACATTGCCACCTACATCTAAGGTTGCCTGTGGAATGCTACCAGTTCCAATGCTGACACTATTTTTATTAATTGAGCTACCACTACTTTTTGTAACATAAAGAGTTGGCGTACCTACGCCTCCCGCTAAAAAAGCGCTACTGCTATCAATTCTAACCGCATGAAACGTATCACTAAAAAAATCAATATTGCCGCCTCCTAAGCCGCGACCTGCTTTTATATTAAGATTGCCCGCAGAACTAGTAGCGTTTGTTCCTGTTTGTATAGTAATACCATTACCAGTATCATCGTTGGTTTTTATTAATAAATCAGAATCACCATTGGGAGTTATATTTGATGCCTGTAATGTTCCGACTGCTGATATATTTCCATCAACTACAATACCGTCTGACCTTACATCAAGCATTGCGTTATCATAACCAATCTTAATTGTTGAAGCGTCTTTATTATAGACGTTCTTACCAATTGCAATACAATCTGCATCTGTTTGAGATCCAGGACCAATTTGGTATGCTGTATAATCACCATGATTATTAGCGTCAAAGTTAATTAAATTATCACCCAGTGTATCATCGTGGATACCATCGGTACTTCCTTTATGTAAAGTCCAATTAGAACTACCAAATGCTGTAAATGGACCTAAATCAAGTTGTGTAATTCGACGACCTAAAACAAGTATTACGCTTAATCCATCACTATCAGGATCTGGATCGAGAACATACGCAGCATGTTTAATTATTAAATCATCCCGACCATCTGTAATAAGCGTACAGTGTTCGTTCTTTACCAATCCATGAGCTACTGACCATGTTGCTTTTACTGTTTCATCTTTTAAGCGATTTGGCGTAAAGTTTGTTTTTGAATAAAGTTGTAGGTTTGTTTCATTACCAGGTTGAACGATAGTGCTTGTTCCAATCGTTTCAAGCACTACATTATCGAACGTCAATGCTGTTTGATCTGTTCCAAGAGGTACTTCGCTCGTTGTTTTATAATTGCCTCCGTATAATTCAACTGTAATCCACTCAGTACCATTTGAGGCAAACACTCCAGTTACCTTACCGAATAACTTCGCTGCAACAATAGGACCAACGAATGATTGACCAAATTTCATTCTTATCTGGGTTCCGATCTGCATTCCGCTAAATATGTTATCGGCGGTGGGCGCTGTAATTTCTAATTCTTCAGACTTATTTAAAGGTGTTGTATTACTTACAAAGAATACTTGATTATTAGCATCGCGATTACCAGAATTTTGAAGTAATGATACGTCAAGAGTAGCAGTCGATGTATCAATTACTGTTGTATCAATAGGACGAGCAACTCGATGTTGAGCCCAAAAGGCTGCTTTATTATTCGGAAGAAGATTATTTTGAATAGCATAATACCTTTCTTGAACTCTTAGTATATTCTTTACATCTCCTGCAGGTTCTTGTTTAATACGATTAATATCGATTAAAGAGTGAAAATGATTTGAGCCATCGCCAAACCCATTAGTAAAACCACTTTTTTGAAAAAGATCGTGTCCTACTGTAGTAGGTCCTTTCACCTGTAAAGAAACCGCAGCGTTATTTGGGCTACTTGAGAAAATTTCTAATCCTATTCCACCGCCGGGTGTAATTTTAACCTTTTTATCAAAATTGGTTTGACCACTAAAGTTTGTTAAATTACCAGTGAACGATGGATTATTAATAGGTGCTTTTGTAGCAATGCTATCTGTAACAGTCGTTGCAAAATTCTCATCATTATTAAGCGCAGCAGCCAATTCATTTAAAGTATCTAGTGTCTCTGGTGCAGAATTAACTAAATTTGCTATATTAGTATCAACTTCAGTCTTAGTGTAAGTTATACTTTGATCCGCCTTTAAGTCTAAAGCAGTTTGTGTCGCAGTAGAGATTGGTTTATTTAAATCAGATGTATTATCAACATTGCCTAAGCCAACAGACTCCGCGGACACATCATGAAGAGTTATAGTCTTTGCAACTATTTTAGTTGAAGGGTTTATCTGTGCGTTTATTCTTGTCATATTATCCAGTCGTTACGCGGGGTGTAACATCAATCTGACCTTCAACTATACGAGTAACAATTGGAGTAGCATCACCTGAAAGTATTTCAATATCGTACACATACCGACCTGGTTTTAAAGCACTGGTCTGCGCAGCAGTTAAGCTACACACTAATTCGTTTTCTAAAATATTGACAGAAATATCAAAATCAGTCGCAGTACTTGATGTATATGATTTGCGTATTTGGCCTCGACTCGTATAATTTGTTAAGTTGACCGGACCAGTTGTACTTGAAAGATCGACACTAAAGTTAAAATCGGATCCTTGGTCTATATATAAATTTGAGTAAGTGGCCATATTATCTATTTATATTAATACGTGTGATTAATAGTTGTCCCGCTAGATAATACATCTGTGCTGCCATCACCCCAATCAATTTGGACTGCTCCTATAAATCCCGCTAAAAGATTTATCTCCTCACCTCCTGATGGAGTGTCAAATACCCAAAAATCAGTAGATGTAGGCCATACCAATTCGGTACCTGCTCGTACTTCGAGCACTTGCTCATCCGCTACTTTTATATCAATTGCATCATACAAAATCATAACTATATTCTTATTCTTCTTCGATTGGAAGTATTAAATCGTTATCTTCAATATATATTAGAAGTTCTTCTTTTGTATCAGCAATGACCATAATATGC